TCTAATGCCGGAAAAACAAATTTTGATAATTTGATAAATACTCTAATTTCAGAGCTTGAACTATATATAACAAGCGATCCTTTTGATGAAGAAAAAACAGGTGGATAAAATCAATACAGCAAAATGTCAGCGTTGCGGGGATGCCTTTCTGGATGATGGACAAGGCCAATGCATGCCATGCGATAGCGCATTTTTATTAAACAATTTCGGCATCGAGCGCGCCAATAAGATTATTGCTGCACGGCAGGATATCCAAGATGCCCTTTGCGATCAGATTATGAAGGTCGATTAAATAAAACAACTTTATTAAAGGAGATAAAATGCAGTTGATTATAGGGGCACCAATGGAAGGCGGTTTTTTTGCAGGGAAAATTCGTGTTTACGATAAAAACTACGCATTGATCGTTTCGCCAAAAGCAGAGGGCGACCATGAAGACATAATGTGGAATAAAGATTATAACAATGTCGATAATGCCAAGTCATACGAAAATGGTTTGGCTAATACTCTAGCAATGGCCGACGCCGGAAGTGAACTTGCTAAATGGGCGATTGATCTTCGCATAGGCGGTTTTGATGATTGGTATATTCCATCGCAAGATGAACTGGAAATTATATATCGCAACCTGAAACCGACGACCGACAAAAACTATTGCTGGGCACGATCAGGAATCAATCTATCAGCAATTGAACCAACGCGGCCTTATAGCCCTGACTCACCGATTCAAACGACTGTGCCCCTATTCCAGCAAGGCGGCGAACAAGCATTAGAGCCGACATGGTACTGGTCATCTACTCAGCACGTCTCGGACTCTGACTATGCCTGGTATCAGTTTTTCAGCTATGGCAACCAGGATGACGACACCAAGGACTGCAATTTCAGAGCGCGTGCCGTCCGCAGATCACCAATTTAATAATTTAATAATTTATTAATTTTTCAATTTAGGAAAAATCATTATGCCAAAATCAGATAAACAGGCTTTTCTAGATAGTATTCTAAAAAAAGGCGAACAATATGCCGGTTTGATTCTCGGCAAAAATGGTGACCCCGATTATCATTTAATCTTATTACCAGGCGAAGCGGATAGCATCACTTTTAACAAAGCTAAAGGCTGGGCAGATAAGGCAGGCGGTGAATTACCTACGCGCCGCGAACAATCATTGCTTTTTGCTAATTTAAAAGAAGAATTTAAAGAGGCTTGGTATTGGTCAGGCGAGCAGCACGTCTCGAACTCTGACTATGCCTGGTATCAGAATTTCAACGGTGGCTACCAGGTTTACTGCCGCAAGGACTACGATCGCAGAGCGCGTGCCGTCCGCAGATCAATTATTCAGTAATTTAATTATTTAGTTTTTTCAGCATGGCCATTCATACCAAATTGCCGATTTATAAAGTTGCCTACGACTTACTCGATGCAGTTACTGATCTTGTTAAGAATATGCCACGCGATTCTAAAAGATCGCTCGGCGACAAAATTAGCAATGAATGCATCGAAATTGTGGTACTAATCTTCCGCGCTAATTGTGCGCATGATAAGTCGCCCTATTTGCAAATATTGATTGAACGTATTCAAGTTTGCGAATTGTTATTACGATTATCACGCGATAAAAGAATCATCCCGAACGGAAAATATGCAACCGCAATTGAATTAACAAATAGCATAGGCAAACAGGCAACAGGTTGGCGTAAATCGTCCGCTTCGCCCGTAGGTTAATGGTTATGACTATTAATCCTGTGCGAAAAATTGATCTGGTCGCGCCGCTGGCACAAAATGCCACCGACATGCATATCAAGGATACCAATGCGGCAATCCGCGATAGGTCCGATGCAGTTACTCAGTTGATCGGCAATCGCCTTCGACCGAATGACGTAGATAGCGCGAATGAACTCAGCACGTCTCGGACTCTGACTATGCCTGGTATCAGAATTTCAACAATGGCAACCAGAATTACAACAACAAGGACAACAATATCAGAGCGCGTGCCGTCCGCAGATGAAACGATACGCGGCCATGCTGACTTTTCATTTGAAGAATTAATCAACGCCTACATTGATTGCAGAGCATCAAAACGCAACAGTGATAGCGCATTGGCTTTTGAGCAAAACTTAGAACGAAATCTATGCGGCCTTTATAAAGAATTAAAAATTAAAACCTATTATCCTGGTCGATCTATCTGCTTTATTATTACACGCCCAAAACCGCGCGAAGTGTGGGCAGCAGATTTCCGCGACAGAATTGTCCACCACCTACTTTATAACCGCATCGCGCCACGCTTCTATGCATCATTTATTTCAGATAGCTGCGCCTGTATTCCAGGCAGAGGAACGCTTTACGGAGTAAAGAGACTTGAATCAAAAGTAAGATCAATTACTGAAAATTGGAGTAAGCCAGCATATTATCTGAAAATGGATATTGCCAATTTCTTTGTTAGTATCGATAAATGTATTTTACGTAATTTAATTTCAAAAAGGGTTACAGAATCTTACTGGCTATCGCTTGCAGAATTAATATTATTCCATGATCCACGCGATAATTATGAGCTGCGTGGCCATAATGAAAAACTGAATCTTGTACCATCACATAAAAGATTAATCAATCAATCTTCAGATAAAGGGTTGCCTATAGGCAATTTATCTTCGCAGTTTTTCGCTAATATTTATCTAGATAAACTAGATCAATTTATTAAACATAAAATTGGCGCGAAATATTATATTAGATATGTTGATGATTTCATTTTGCTGCATCATTCGGCGCAATGGATAAATGCCGCGCGTGAAAAAATAATTAAATAGCAAAATAAATCCGACAAAAACAATCTTGCAGCCAATAGATCGCGGCATCGATTTTGTCGGGCAAATAATTAAACCGTGGCACAGAACGATAAGAAAACGCACGCTCAATGAAGCATTAAGCAGAGTGCGAATGATATCAAATAATGAATTATTTGATACAGCGAATAGCTATTACGGGCTATTTAGACAAGCAACACATAGCCATCAAAATCGCGTTAGATTATCAAAAATATTACGCTATCGCGGATATTGTATTAATGGCCAAATAACCAAAACCTTCAGAGCGGGCTAATGATGAAAAAATTTAATGTCGGTCAAAAAATATTGATGCAAGGTAAAGTCTATGAAGTCAAAGCTATCGAAAAATTCGACAGAAAAATGCCGAATTTAAGTAGATACACATTGATGACCGTTCCTGGCCGAGATTTTTACTATAACCAACCTGGCTATCTAATGCAGCCATATGAAGATAAGTCGAAATGAATGTCACCAAACAAATTGCATTTATGCGTAAACAATTAGAGCTTTGCCGTGAATAGAGGCGAACTATCTCAAGAGGTTTATCAGCACGAAAGAAATTGTTTGCTGGCCGTCATCGAAACGCTTGAAAGAAATGCGGCAGAATTTAACGACAAACATAATACGCCGATTATTTTATTTCATCCCGATGCGGTATTGAAACCATATAAGAATGGCACACTGATTTTTTATAAAAACCTTACACCGCTATTTGTTAGTAGATTGGCCATTGCCCCGCTTGATGGCGCTAAACATTAAGGAGTTTTAATTATGTACGCAATTGTTGTCTGGAATTTTTGTCATGATGAACCGCCAAGATCGGGGTTAGGCGGCAGAATCTATGCTTACAAAAACGTTTATACCGAAGATAACATCGAAGATGCACAGCGTATTTTCAACCAAAAATCCGTCAAAGATGGAACAGCAAAAACGGTTAATCTTTACGAATTGAAACTAATTGATTCAAGCGTGGAAGCGCAGGTGCAATAAATGGCAGATTACGAATTTCTTTTTAAAGCGATATGTTTTTCAATTGGCATGGGTATCGGCATTTTGCTTGTTTATTTCTATGAGAGCCGAAGAATTAAACAAGCAAGCAAAACATCTGAATTAGAGGCGATACACAAAGATATCGATAAAATTAAATCAGAAATTTATTGGCTAAAGGAAAATTCAAAAATAGAGATCGATAAAGAAGATTGGGCTGAAAATCGGGCGTCAATCAATCTGAAATATGCATTTCTTAATTTGCTTGAACGATTAAATTTAGAAGTAAAAATAACAGAGCCGGTCGCCGAAAAAATAATACTTTCTGAAAAAGGGCACAATCAATAGTCATGTTCTTAACCGACGATGAACTTTATAAACTTACCGGATATAAATATTCGGCCTGTCAGATTAAATGGCTCAAGGCGAATGGCATTATGCATAAAGTTAATCGCAAGGGGCATCCAGTTGTGACGCGCCGAGCGGTTGAAGGCGAAACAAAACAACAGCCTATCAGTCACTTTAATTTAGCCGCAGTTAAATAGTAGAATATATCGCTATGGGTCGCCCTAAGACTATAAATAAACACCTACCAGATCGTATGATACCCCGCAAGCTAAAGACTTGCACGCATTACTATTACAACCCACCACGCGGCAAAAGAATCCCTTTAGGAAATGACTTACCAGCGGCACTTAAAAAATATTGGGAAATTGAAACCGGCGCAGGAAGCGGCAGCATTGCAGATGATCTTGAAGAATATCGAATTAAGCAGCTTCCGAAAAAATCACTTAAAACGCAATCTACTCAAAATAAGCAAATCGACGTATTAAAACCTGCCTTTGGCGCATGTTCTTACGATGAAATAAAGCCATGCAATATACGCCAATATCTTGATAAACGATCAGCAAAAATTGCCGGTAACAGAGAGATTGCATTGTTCTCACATTTCTGGAATTGGGCGCGTCAAGTCGGTAAAACCGATCTGCCAAACCCATGCTTAGGCGTTGATCGTAATGCCG